ATTGATAATGCAATGTTCTTTGAGGGAAGCACTGCAACATCCTATGAACCATATACAGAAAATTATGATAATGAGCAGAAGTTTGTGAGGCTTGAAACACAAATGGCGGCTGATAAGACAGAACTTGAAACACAAATGGCGGCTGATAAGACAGAACTTGAAACACAAATGGCGGATAAGAAAAGTGTTTCGTTGGGTAAGAACTTATTTAACAAATTAACCGTAAAGAATGGGTATTATATTGATGCCTCAGGTAATTTAAAAACGAATTCAACCCTGTCTTTATCTCACTATATCAAAGTCAATCCAAATACATCATATTATATCCAAAATACGAATACGGGCGGTGCATCAAATGTCTGGTTTGACAAAGAATTTAATGCGATAGAAGAAGCGGCCAAATCAGGCGTGACTACCTCACCGTCAAACGCTGCTTACATCAGATTAAGCATATCAACTGCTGTCATTGATAATGCAATGTTCTTTGAGGGAAGCACTGCAACATCCTATGAACCATATACAGAAAATTATGATAATGAGCAAAGGTTTGCGGCACAAGAAAAGGAGATAAATAATACTAATACGGCATTAAATGAATTACAGAGTCAAATGCCCAAAGTGGTGGTTGGAAAAAATTTATTTGATCCCGATAAGGCAGATAATGGATTTTTGCGTCAGAATGGCACTGTTGCTAATAGCACCACTTATGTAACATCCGATTATATAGCCGTAGAGGGGAAGAGGACGATAACAGCACATCCCCTTGCATTGGGACCAATTTACTTCAGCCAATACGATTCGAATAAGGAATTCATAACTTCCACTCAAAATGCACAGACCTTAACCGTTACATTGGATAGTAATACGGCCTATGTCAGAGCGACATTCTTAGCTTCAAATTACAAGACAGAAGGACAGATTGAGTATGGTTCAACCGCAACTGAATACGAGCCTTTTCATTATGTAATTAGCGAGGAAAGTTTACCCGAAGGCATAGGCAGCGGAACGACACAGGATGAAGTTAAGCAGATTATAAATGAAGAAGTTTTCCCGGCAAAATTAGTATTGCCGTCCAGTTTGTATTTCAAAGCCAATCGGCAAAATAATTTATATTATAAGCAGGCTATAAAGTGCTCATGTCATGATAACTTTGATTTCTCAGTGTCAAATGCCACGTTAAAGGTTTTCGACAGGCAATTGTCAGGAACCCCCGCAAATGCATCTGTTTATAATAATAAGCTTACGCTTCGAAAATTTGGAAAATTGTTGCAAGAGCTGCAAGTCAAATTTAATATCCTTGCCAATCCTTCATCCCATAAGACAGTTAAGATATTGGATAGTGGGGATAGTATATCTGATCTGGGTGGCTGGCAAGTTGAATTGAAAAATTTGCTTGAAGAAGATAATGTTACGGTTGAATATATCGGAACCATGATTAACCGCACTAAAACTACCGGTTCCAGTTATGCCGAAGACATTTGGGGTGAGGTACAGAGTGGTGGGAACATGTCCTTTATCACGGAACCTAAAGGGGCAGCAAAGATATTGACCGTTTCGGGGATTACAGAATTACCGGTTACAGGCTATCCCGGTACGTCTTACTTGGATGGGAATAATATATCTTGGGTAGTGAGAGGATTCAGACTGACAGCAGGGAGTGATGGTAAATATAGCGGAAAACTAAAATTGGGGAAATTCAGTTCTGACCCTAATTATGGTGATGGTACGGAAGATGATACATCAGGAACAGGGAATTTCCCGTCAAGCGGTACAATCACAAAAACACAATCCGCTAATGGTAACACTCTGGCCGGTGATGCAACGATTACATACACATCTGCGGATGATGCGAGGTATAATCCGTTCTGGAATCCGTCAACTGATGAGTTGGATTTCAAATACTACTTCGATTATTGGGGATTTGATGCTCCTGACATCTTCATTCTCCAGTGGGGATACAACGAGGTAAAGTCTTATGAGGACGTAAATTCAGAAAGTGTACAGACAGCCAGATTACGTGCGAAACAAATTATTGATAAATTTCACAGTCAGTATCCGGATACTAAATTCGTTTTTGGATTAGAGGTTTATGGTGCTGAACTTATGATTTTTTCGGGCGGTAGTAATAACAACAACAGCCCTAAGAAATATAGTGTATTGTCATTTGCCGAAGAAATCATATCACTGTTTGAAGGAAACGATGATACAGGTAATCCTTATAGCAACTATGTTACTCTTGTTCCTGTTTATGCGATGATGGACAATATATATGGATATGGCTCACTTTCTGAAAAATCACTATGTGACTTATACGGTGCAACTACGACAGTTCTACAAAATGGAAGAGACGGGGTTCATCCGAGTTATGATAGCGGTGGATTGCGTGAAATAGGAAGAGCGTATGAACCGGTTGTATTAGCTATTATAAATCTGTAGAATAACTCGGAAAATTATCAGTAACACTCAAAACATATATTTATGATACGAGACCTAATCATCAGAATAATGAACTATCTGTCCGTTGAAGTACACCCGGATGCGGAATGGTAAAAGTAGAACAGAATATATGGAACTTAATACAATAAACAAAACAGGAACTTGGAGCGAAACGGCAGACCGCATCAACAGCAACTTTAGCAAGATCTCCATTGAGGTTGAAGAGATAAAGCAGAACGGCGGTGGCGGCAGTGGTGGCGGGGGCGATGTCACTAACGCTGACCATGCTACGTCTGCATACACGCTGGATAAGAATACGCCTGTGCTTGACTGGTTCCTTTCCGCATTGAACGATGATGATGCGCAAGGCATAATCAATTTTCTCAAAGGTCTGAAAATAGCCGGGAATTTGGTAAACCGCATTGTGAAGCAGGGTGACGAAGATATCACCTACACCGATAAAGACGTGATGAGCGCATTGCGTGTAATGACTGAGATAGAGAACAGCGCGGAGAAGCTGAAAGAAATATTCTTGCGGAAGGACGTGGCGGATTCCACTAAGTACTTGTTATCCTTATTGGGCGGAACTGTCATTAAGAAATATGCCAAGTTCGGTGATTTCGTTACTGGTGTAGATGGCGGTTTCATTAATGAGAAGGGCGATATTGAAATGGGAAGCGGAGTTTTCCGAAAACGTTTGTTTGTACCTGAAATAGCTTATAACCGTACAACCTATTTCAAAGGACGTATGGTAAACTCCCCCGGTGGCGGTTGTACCGTATTGTCATACGTGGATAACGGCGATGGAACCTACACCATCACTCCCGATCTGACAGATGCGGACGGATTGAGCCAGTTTGTTGATGATATCCTTACCACCTATTTTGTGACTAAAAATAGCGAAGGCAAGCTGAACGGCTTTGAAGAAATGAAATTCCGTGTGACTGCCGCAGATTATACAGCCAAGAAGTTTACTGTCATTCCCCGTCCGGGGCATTCTGATTGGAAACCTGCCGAGCAGATGGTATTGGCACAAACAGGTAACTTTACGGACCCGGAACGTCAGACTTATATACTTATTGATTCAGTCAACGGGAACAACTGTATTACATTCTTTGACAATGCCAACACTTGGGACCCGGAACCGGCGCAGATGCCTGCGTGGTTCGGCAAGAAAAAGGGCATGACCGTTAACGGAATTGATTGCGAGAAATATTCAGCCGTGTTGCAACAGGTCCTCTTGACTGGGCTTATCTTCCAAATAGATGAGATAACCGGGCAGAGTGTCCGTGTACCCTTGGACAAAGGTGAATGGGTTGCAGGTAAGTACGCCTATTATGACCGGGTGTCACATAACGGGGCTTTGTGGTTGTGTGTTGATGATAATGGAACAACAACAGAACCGTCAGATGATAATCCGGCATGGTTGAAACAAGTGGCGGAAGGGCAAAAAGGTGAACCGGGCTTGTCTGTTGTAGGTGGCGGTCATTGGGAATCCTCCAAAACCCCGTACAAAGCCAATACAATGGTCACTCTTGCCAATTGTGTCTTTATATCCAAGGTGGAAACCTCCAATCCTCCCATCAGAATATTGCGTGTCAAAGGTGGCAATTTCTTAAGAAAGAAGGACGGTGGTTATTATCTTGCCGGGAAACCTGCCGACTGGGAGGTTAACGAAGACTGGGATATGCTGCTTGACGGGCGTGAACTGAAAGGAGAGAGCATCACCTTCCTTGGTGAATTTGCCACGGCTCCTGCCAATCCGAAAAACGGTGATTCATACCGTAACACGACTGATCGTGCTACCTACATCTATCAGGACGGAAGATGGCAGCTTATGATATCGGACGGAAAAGACGGTAAGGATTATGAGTATATCTACACAAGAGGCAATATCATAGACAATCCTCCGGCAAAACCGGACAGCCAGCAGAAGGATGATTATATCCCTGAAGGCTGGACGGATGATTTTGTAGGAGTGGACGCTGATCATCAGGTTGAATGGGGTTGCAAGCGTTTCAAGGAAAACGGTGTATGGTCAGAGTTCAGCACTCCTGCCGTAGTGCATCGCTGGAGTAAGGACGGAGAGAGTGCCATTACGGTGGATATGACCGATCAGATGGAAAACTCGGCTCTAACATCAGATGGGAAAGTTGTGGCTTCACAGACATGGAATACAACGGTGAGGATGTGGTACGGTACGGAGCAACTTACCCTTGACAGCATCACCTGTACACCGGATGCCAATATCTTGTGTGCAACAGACAAGACTACAGGAGTGATAACCATATCGGTATCAGCCGGAGTTGCCCTTGCATCAACTAATCAGGTACAGATAACCGCGCGCGCAACAAAGAACGGGCAGCAATATTCTCGTGATATTGTGTTCACGCTTGCTGGTGTCCGTGGAGGAGCGAATGGTGCGGATGCCATTCTATACAGCATTGTCGTTTCCGCCAGTTCAGTAAGCAAGGACAAGAACGGGAACTACAGTGTGTCTTCCGTGTCATGTTACAGGCAGAAGTCAGTAGGAGGTGTGATATCCACCACAACGGACGGTACATTGAAATACAGCATAGATGGTGGAGCAGAAACTACCATAAACAACAATACAGCCATATCAAGCGGAAATTTCACGAAAACATTGAAGTTTGTCTTTTACGTGAATGACCAGATAGTGGATATTGAAACCGTTCCCATGCTTGTAGATGGTAAGGACGGGGCTGACGGTGAGAGCATCACAGCCGCGGGTCATTGGGAGTCCGCCAACATTCCGTATGCGAAAAACAGTACAGTATCGTTTGCCGGAGGATCTTACTTAAGCAAGGTTCAGACATCAAATCCACCGCTTCCGCTTCTTCGTGTGAGAGGTGGGCGTTATCTAAGGAAGAAGGATGGCGGTTACATACTTTCCGGGAAGAGATCGGACAAGGCTGTCAACTCCGACTGGCAGGAAATGACTTCCGGTGTCGAACCGTCCGCTTCGTACTGGCTTGACAGCCCGGTAAGCACAATAAACTTTACCAGTACGGGCACACCGTCACCGTCAGCGTTTGTCGTTACCATGAAACAGAATGTAGGCGGTAATGTGAGCGATACGAACAGGTTCTATCTTGTCGCACGCAAATATAACGGAAGCTGGCTGGCTCACGTAGGTGCTACCTTAAGCAATCAGATATCCGTACCTGCGACAGCCGGATACACCCAGTTTGCCGTCCGGGCTTATAAATCCGCGTCGGACGCAAACGCATGGAATAATAATTTTGTCGCTGAAAAGGGTGTGGGTGTTGCAAATGATGGTTCCATAGGAGCAACAGGAGCAACAGGGGCGTTTCCCCGTGACAGAGGCGTATTCACATCAGGACAGACTTACGTCTGGAATGCGGATTACCGGGATAAGGTCATATATCTGATAGGGGGAGTTTATTATAATTTCCTTGTAAAAAATTACGGCGCTTCCGTTACCTCTGCACCCACATCAGCCAACGGGGATTCGAACTGGGAAGCTATGCAGAAGTTTGTGAATATCGCTACTGATACCCTTTTCGCCGATGGTGCGAATGTGGCCGGATTCATGTATAAAAATGGCATGATGAAGAGTCAGAATGAAAATATGGAGATATCCGGCAAGAAGAATGATGCGTATATAAAATTGGGTGGTGGTAAAACACTCCTTAAAGAAGACGGATCGGGGAAATTGGCTGATGGGGGCATATCGTGGGATGCGGATAGTAATGTCAAAGTGGCGGGTATTATCACCGCAGATCTTCTCTATTCACCGGGAAGCGATATGGATAGTCTGGCTGATTCAGAAGGTAACATGACCGTGAACCCATCCACTCAGGGATCTATATTCTTTTCCGCTGATGGTCTTGGCGGAACCATAACCCTTCCTCCCGCATCATCATGGAACGGATTGAGATTAGAGTTTGTAGTAGACATGACATCAAGGGTGGCTAAGAACCCCGACAAGTACAAGGCTACAAACTATTTCTGCGGACTGGTGGGAGCATATAACAATAAAACAGAGATTCAGATGGCAAGGCCTTATGTTTTGGAGATGAAGGCCTTTAACAACCATTGGTATATAACACGTATGGATTTAATTGAGTAAAAGATATGCTTATGAAAGAATTATGGCAATTAATCAAGATGCTGTTCTCAAGCAAGCCGGGTGATTTTGATACTCCTGAGCTGCTTGCCATGAAGCATTATCCTTTCAAGGGATACCGTTTTATGATGTGGTGCGGACGGATGATATACCGTGCCGAGAACAAGGAGAACATAGATAGGTATATGCAGACCTATGCGGGTAAGGAAAGCCTGACGCACGAAACCATACACCTGCGTCAGGCACAAGTTATCGGCTCATGGGTAAAATACTACTGGCGGTATTTTGTCGAGTGGGTTAAGGGAAACCCTATCTGCCATCCTGCGAGTTCGGCATATTATACCATCTCATACGAAATGGAGGCGTATGCCAACGAGGGCAATTTGGATTATCCCGTGAACTATGACGGAAGCAACCTTTCCCGGTACAAGATAAAAGGTGGCAGGAAGAAGCTGTACAAATCGATTGGCGGCACTTCAAAAGCGTGGAAAACTTATATAAGAACTTTATAAAATTTGGATATTATGAGTGATTTGAATTTAGAAAATATAGTTGGCTTCAAAGCTGTGGATAAAGACGGCAACGAACAGAATGTGACAGTAGATGAAATGGTGGATATGGTTTCCACAAGAATGGTTATGGCTTTGTCAGAAACTTCAACATTTGCCGCCGCTGCTGCAACAGGAAATGACGTGTATGAGAATGAACTTCCGACTGTGACAGATGCCGCAAATGTAAGGGTTTTACAAAGTAGCGGAGATGCCGCACAAATGACGATGCAGTCGCTTGCATCAAAACTGGGAGGACTGATGAATAGTTTGAAGCTGTTTCCATTCATGCCACAACGTACATTGACCACAGACGAAGAGGTAAATAGTGCAACTGAAAGCGGAATGTATCATGTGACCGGAGATAATGGAATTAGTGTTGTTCTCAATTATTCTATAATGATAGTTTTTAACGATGGAAAAGGATATGTAATTCAAATGACATTCCGCTTGGGAGCTGATGTTGTTGGTTTCAGACGTAATTTGAACGGAGAGTGGGGAGATTTTAGAACTTTTGTATTGGCTTCTTAGAAACATTTATTACCTTTGCACCGCACATGGCGTTGTGCATATCAGGATCGGGTGGCACCGGCTTGTACCGGACCACCCGTTTTTTAATCCTCCCAGAAGTCCAGCCGTTATAATTTCGTGCGTATTTTCTTTACTCTTATTTCGGATGACCCGCCTGTCTCGTCTCTAGTTGCGTATAATACTCTTTCTGCAACTCTGAATGTCAATCCTCCTACAACACCTAATGTTGCGACTGTATAATAGTTAACGACTGCGATACAAGATATAGTGTCTGCTAAATGACCGCATATATAATATGCTCCTATACCATTCGCTATCTGCTTTTCGACACCTAACTCTAAGCTGAAAATTTCATATGTGTTATTAACGAGTCCTCCCAGATCGGTCTTGTGAGATTATTTCTGTTAAAAAATAATGTATCTTATCTTAGGTGATCGTACCTCTGATGTTGTCATATTCAGATTTAATCCTTCTGCGGATAATTTATATGTTCCTCTTAACTCTCCTGAAATTGTATCATATTTTATCGTATTACTTTGGGTTGCAGATAAAGAGATGACTACAGTATATCCTCCATCTGAAATTGATAAAAGGCAGACTTCACCTAATGCCAATGTTACTAAAGTCACAACTGTTTCAGTTGATATATTTATGTTTTTTGATACCGATTTTATGTTTGGAATCAGAAGAAGTTCTCCCAGAAGCATTTTTTGTGGTTTATTTTGTAAATGCAGAAGAATTTTTTTAACTTTAAAACAAAAAGTTGAGTATGTTAGAGAAGATCAGATATCGTTTGGTTTATAACCGGCAAAACAAGTTAAATCGACAGGGAACCGCATTAGTACAGATTGAAGCCTATCTTAACCAGCGGAAATCATATTTTAAAACAAACATTTATCTCAAACCGGAATGTTGGAGTAAGGATGGCGCTCAAGTAATCAACCATCCGCAGTCAAATGAGCTTAACGCAATGCTATATGAGAAGATACTGGAGTTGCAGGCTATAGAACTTAGCTACTGGAAAAGAGGGCTTGAATCAAACCTTTCCACGTTAAAGGAGGCTGTAAAAAAGGGAATTAAACCAGTTGTGTCGTTTTTAAAGTTTGCAATACAAACGATAGAGAATTCTGATAGAAAACCGGGAACCAAGGATAACATGCTGGGCACGGTAGCCACATTGAAGGAATTCCGTAACGTGATAGAGTTTACCGATATAAACTATACCTTTTTGAAGGAGTTTGACGCATTTTTGAGAAACAAAAATCTGAAAGTAAACACAGTAGGGAAGCACATGAGAATACTTCGTACATTAGTTAACGAAGCGATCAATGAAGGCTATATATTACAGGAGGCATATCCTTTCCGTAAGTTCAAAATCAAGAGGGAGAAGAAGGAACATAACTTCCTGATGCCCGCAGACTTGGAGAAGCTGGAGAATCTTGAACTGCCGGACAGGAAGAACAACAGCCGGCACATACTGGACGCATTTCTCTTCTGCTGCTATTGTGGGCTGAGATTTTCTGATTTTAAACAGCTTACCTATAAAAATCTGATAACGATAGACGGAAAGGAATGGCTAGTTATGAATAGCATCAAAACAGGCGTAAAACTCAATATTCCGCTATATCTGCTATTTAACGGAAAGGCTCTGGGCATAATGCGGAAGTATGACAGCATCGAACAACTGGCTGCATTAGGCTGCAATTCCGACACCAACCGAACGTTGCAGAAATTGGGAAGGATGGCGCGTATCGGCAAGAAGTTTACCTACCATACAAGTCGTCACACTTGTGCTACTCTCTTGGTTCACCAAGGCGTTCCGATAACCACCGTCCAAAAACTCTTGGGGCATACATCAGTCAAGACAACAGAGATATATTCGGAAGTGTTCGATGAAACAATCATCAAGGATCTGACAAGGGCTAACCAGAAGTATTCTAAAAGTAGAAATGTAAAACAAAATCAAATAAAATCTCAAAAATACCCGGAAAAATACCTCAGGCAGTAGAAATCTATAGGAGCTATCTGTTTTATACTTGTTTTTCCGATCCCAATCCATAACATTCGTTTCCTGTCAATAAAAATACAAACTCGCCAGTCTTGCCGTTCTATTAATTCTCTTCATTTATCTTGCAAGTAAAAAATATTGCATTAATGGCAATTTTTTAAGAAGATTGGTTTTTGTTTCAAAATTGGCTCCTTATAACTAATTAATATAATTTTCTTTTTGTATTTCGTTTTAGAATTGATATCTTTGCTATTGTCTTCTCGAGAGAATGGGATAGAGAGTAGGGACGTGGATTGAACGGCTGCTGTGCTTTTCGCTGGCGGTCGTTCTTTTTTTGTGCAAATAATAAATTTATTCTCATATTTATTTGTGTATATAACAAAAACGTTATATATTTGCAGTGTAAATCAAATCGAAGCGTATGAATTGGCAAGAGATGAAGAAAAAGGCGGTCGATAATGGTTTTGTTTTTTTGAAACACGGCAGTCGTCACGACATATACGTGAACAAGGTTAACGGGAAAATCATTTTATTGGAACGTCATTGGTCGCAGGAAGTGCGCCCCGGCTTGATGAACAAGCTGAAAAAGGAGATCGGGTTTTAA